GAGGGTGATGATTCTACTTTTTATATGGGAACTCAATACCAAGATGCTGATACATGGCAAATTGGTAGAGCTACGGGAACATCTATAAACACCGAAGCTGCAGAAACAGGAAATGCATTTTTAAAAATTAGTAATGCAGGTGTAGTGACTGTTGATGCATCAACACAATCAACTACCAAAACTACTGGAGCATTATTAGTAGATGGTGGTGTTGGTATCGCTAAAACACTTAATGTTGGTGAAGATGTTGTTGCATATGCTTCTTCAGATGAGAGATATAAAGATAATATTATTCCAATAAGAAATCCAAACGAAAAAATAAAACAAATCGGTGGATATACTTTTGATTGGAATGATAAACACGAAATATTCAAAGGTAAAAAAGATATCGGTGTAGTTGCACAAGAAATAGAAAAAGTATTACCAGAGATAGTTGAAACAAGAGATAACGGATACAAAGCCGTAAAATACGAAAAGATAGTTGCTCTTCTTATAGAATCTAATAAAGAACTTATCAAACGAGTAGAAGAGTTAGAATCAAAAATAAAATAAATGTACGATGTTTATTACACAACTGGCGGTGGCCCTTATACCAACGCAGGTTCTGATAAATGGGTAAATGATTGGTTAGAGTTAGTTGTACCAAAACTAGATGTAAAACCAATACTTCTTATTCATAGAAACAAACCAAATAATTTTGACCAAATTGATTATGAATTCCCAATTGAAGCCCATTGGCATGGAGATGATATAAATAAGTTTGAAGAATTATGTAAAGGTGCAAGAAGAATCAATATACTACATGGTCATTACACACCAATGAAATGTATTATAGATAATAAAGATAAAATACATTCAAATATTTTACATAATTCAGTAGACCATGTATTAAAATCAACTGCAGGAACAGATTCAAGAGCAATACATGCACCATATATGGATTCTAGTTGGGAAAAAGAAGTTGTAGAATATTCTACTCATAATATTTGGGTTGGATTATTTGATATTCTTATTCAAAATCAAAACATTCAAAACTTTTATGAATTCAAAAAGAATTGGGATTTCTCAGAATCAAATACAATAGGATTTTGTGCAAGACCAGAAGGAAGAAAAAATCCACATTACTTAGATGGTATGAAATCTTTTATGTTTACAGAAGGATTAGAAATTATGTGGTATTGGAAAACAGGACAAAAAATAGATTTTAGTAAATCTAAAATATATCACTATCATTCTGAGTTCAAAGATGAGTTCTATAAAAAAGATTGGGGTATATCTCATTCATGTTTTATTAATGAACCATTTGGTTATGGAATCTTTGAGGCAGTTGATTATGGTAAACTACCTATTTTATACGAAAATTGGTGTAAAGATTTTGAATATCCATATCGTGCAACATTTAAAAAGGATTTTGATGATATTTATAGAAAGATATGTGATGAATCCTACGAAACAAAGAAATTTTGGTTCGATAAGTTAAAATCGTACATGATAGATAATTATACGAACAAAAATGAATGGATTAATTCACTATTAAATATTTATAATATATAGGAAGATATTATGCCAACATTATCATCAGGAGATACACTCAGTTTAAAAAGTTTAGGAACAGCTACAGGTACAAGTTCAGGTAGTGGTATTTCTTTAAACGCAATCAATGGTAGTGCTGGTTCAACAGTACAACTTTCACAATACGCAATAGATAGTGTAGGTTCAGTTGGTGGATTTACATATGTGGTTGAAAGTACAACTGAAACATTTAGATTAAACTTTGGTGGTTCTGGTTCAAAATTTACCGGAGCAATTGCAGATAGGTCTCCTAATTTCCAATGGAGTGTTGGAAGTGGAGCCAAAATGGCAGTATCATCAAACTCTGGAGAAACTGCTGCATTTGTTGCAAGTGCATTATCAAATGTTGGTGATTCAGAGTCCCAAACAGAATTACAAACAGTAGTTACACATACTGTAAGAGTTAAATTTGATGACACATATAATGGTCATGCAACAAATTTTAATGCAAACAGAGATAAAACTGTATATGTAGTAGATTCATATGATAACAATGCTGCTTCATTATGTTTAACTGCAGATTCTCCAGTAACAAAATGGGATGGGAGTATAGTTGAGGTTGGAGATTTAGATGAAGGAGATGAACTACTAGGATATAACCCAAATAATTTAAATTTAGATTCAGATGATGATTTCTTTGAATGGAATGCAAGAGATGTACATGGTGAGTTCTGTAAAGTAAAAGTAAGAGATATTATATATTCTTTTGCATCATCATACTATAACATCAATGATGGAGAAATTACAGCAACATCTGAACATCCAATGTTAGTTTGGGATAATGAACAACAAATATACAAATTTAAAGAAATCTTTAGATTAAAGGTAGGAGATAGATTAATTAAAGCTGCTGGAGGAGTAAAAGATGGAGTGATTGAAGTTAATGTTGATACTATTAATCTTATTAAAGAAAGTGTAGAGATTGTATCTATTAATGTAGAAGATGTAGATACCTATTTAGTAAATGGATATATAACTCACAACAAAGGTGGTAATTCACATACAGATACTTCAGCACCAACTGCAGTACAAGGTTTATCGTGGAGTCAACCAACTCTTAGTTGGACTGCATATGAAAATGCAACTGCTTATGATTTCCAAGTTTCTGCAGTATCAAACTTCGGTTCAACAGTAGCTAATGAAACAGAATGGAGTGCAACTTCTGCAGAATTAATGGATGGATATAGTTTATCCGCAGGAACTACATATTATGCAAGAGTAAGAGCAATAAAAAGTGGGTTGGCAGGAACATACTCCTCTACTTTATCATTTACAACAGATGCTCCTTAGAATAAAAATTGCGTTTGACAAAAAATCTTATATTTATATATACAACTAATCATTTTAAAAATATATCAAAATGGCAAAAGAAATAAAGTTTACAAAAGGCGAATTAGACCAAATTAATGAATTAAGACAAAAAATTGGTCAATCATTTGCACAATTAGGTCAATTACACTTGGAAAAGAAAAGAAGAGTACAAGAGGTAGACCAACAAATCCTTCAAGTAGAAGGAAATTACACAACATTAGTTCAAGACGAACAAAATTTGTTTGCAGAACTGAATAAATCATATGGAGATGGAAATTTTGACCCCGAAACAGGAATTTTCACCCCAACACAAAAAGAATCTACTGAAGCAGTAACAACTGCTAAGTAATTTTTATGTTTTAGAAGTTTTAAATAATACTTATATGTGTATCATTACACAAACCAGATAATAGGAGTAAAATAAAATGGCAGAAAAAATTGTATCACCTGGTGTATTTACAAGAGAGAATGACCTATCTTTCCTTTCTCAAGGAATTGGAGAAATAGGAGCAGCAATAATAGGACCTACTAAAAAGGGCCCTGCGTTCGTTCCTACTGTAATAAACACACAATCAGATTTCGATGAAATCTTCGGTACACCTGATGGTTCATACTATACAGGATATACCGTACAAAATTATTTAAGAGAGGCAGGAACCGTAACAGTTGTAAGAGTAGGACACATTGGTGGATATACTCAAACTAATGGTATTGCTTTAAAAATTAGCGGTTCTGATGGAGGAACTGTTGTAGCAGGAACACTATTTAATTCAAGTGGTTCAGATGCATCAGTAGGATTTAATATTGCAGCATCATCCGCTTCAATAGATTCTCAACTATCAGCATCGGCATTTACCATAAGTGGTTCATTCGGAGAAGTATCTTCTTCAGTATTGTACACTGCAGGTAATGACATTGCAGATGTATTTGGAGAATCACCATATGGAACAAAAACGGCATATGCATATAACTGGTTCCAATCAGCATCATATGACCAAAGAACTTATATATCTGATAGTGGTTCTAAAGTAATTGCAGAACAACTACCAGCACAATTATTTACAAACGATGTAACTCATGCTACTACTCCATATATCGTTTCACAAAAAATATCAGGACAAAGACACAACTTGTTTAGATTCCATACTTTAGGTGATGGTACATACACGAATCAACAATGTGTAATTTCTATATTCAATGTAAAAGAAGCTGGTTCTTCTAATGCTACTGATTATGCTACATTCTCACTTGCAGTTAGAAAATTTGGTGATACTGATAAAAGAAAATCAGTATTAGAAACATTTAACAATGTTAACCTAGACCCTGCATCACCTCAGTATATTTCAAAAGTAATTGGAGATAGAAATGTATCTATCGATGCTAATGGAAAACAAACTGATACTGGTGATTATAGAAATAATTCAAAATATATTAGAGTAGATGTTAACGAAGGATTCCCAATAACTGCTGGACCATTTGGTCATGAGGCATATTCAAATCCAGTAAAATTAACAACTGATACTGATTTATCAGCAGTTAAATTTAGAACAACATCTGATTCAAATACGGCATCAAGTAAATTAAATTACGCTGGTATCGATTTAGAAACTGCAGTAGTTAAGAAAGATAACTTTAACTATCTTGCACCTCTAACAACAAATGCATCAACTGGTTCAAACACAGTATTTGCTTTTGACCAACAACTTTCTTATGAGTTGACTGGTTCAACAAATTCTGATACTAAAGCAATTGATGTTGCTAAAAGACAGTTCTCAGTAGGATTTCAAGGAGGATTTGATGGTGTTGCACCAACAATATCTCCATACTTAGGAAGTGGAATATCTGCTGGAAACACACAAGGATTTAGTTTAGCAAGTTCAACTGCAAGTGGTTCAGTTGCTTATGTAAAAGCAATAAACGCAATATCTAATCCAGATGATTTCGATATCAACTTGATATCTGCACCTGGTGTTGTAAGAAGATTACATTCTTATGTGTTCGATAAAATTACTGATATGGTAGAAGCTAGACAAGATGCTTTCTTTATCGGTGATGTATCTGCACAAGATGATAGTATTGGACAGGCAATAACACAGGCTGAGGCAATTGATTCTAACTATGTAGGTACTTACTACCCGTGGGTTAAAACAATTGATGCTAACACAAATAAATTAACGGCTGTTCCACCATCAACTTTATTACCTGGAATATATGCGGCAAACGATAGAGTAGCTGCAGAATGGTTTGCACCTGCTGGGTTAAACAGAGGTGGAATTGTAGGAGCAGTTTCTGTACTAAACAGATTAACACATGCTGAAAGAGATACATTGTATGAAGGAAAAGTTAATCCAATTGCACAGTTTCCAGGAGAAGGAATCGTGGCATTCGGACAAAAAACTTTACAAGATAAGGCATCTGCTTTAGATAGAATCAATGTTCGTAGATTATTGATTAAAGTTAAGAAATTTGTTGCAAGTACTTCGAGATACTTAGTGTTCGAACAAAATACAGCTCAAACAAGAAGTAGATTCATAAATACAGTACAACCGTATTTAGAAGGAGTACAACAAAGACAAGGGTTATATGCATTTAGAGTGGTAATGGATGAAACAAACAATACACCAGATGTAATCGATAGAAATATATTGGCTGGACAGATTTTCTTACAACCAACGAAAACTGCTGAATTCATTGTAATTGATTTCAACATTCTACCGACTGGGGCATCATTCTCGGCGTAATTAAATGAAAAAAAAGAAATTATATATTTATTAGTATAATAGGAGACAAACAAAAATGGCAGAAGTATTAGAATTTAACGATATGTTTTACACGAACTTCGAACCGAAGATGAAAAATAGATTCATCATGGAAATCGATGGTGTACCTTCATATCTCATAAAAACAGCCAACAGACCTTCAATCCAATTTGAGGTAGTAACTCTTGACCACATAAATGTTAAGAGAAAACTTAAAGGAAAAGGTGAATGGCAAGATGTTGAAATAACTATGTATGACCCAATTGTACCAAGTGGTGCACAATCTGTAATGGAATGGGTTAGAACATCACATGAATCACTAACTGGTAGAGATGGATATGCTGATTTCTACAAAAAGGATATTAACTTTTATATGTTAGGACCTGTAGGTGATAAAATTGAACAATGGACTCTTAAAGGTGCATTTATCAATAATGCAGTGTTCAATGATGTTGACTGGAGTTCAAATGACCCGGCTGAAATCACATTAACACTATCTTATGATTACGCAATACTAGAATTCTAATACTAATAATATAATTGAAGGAAGAAGGTTCTCACAAAGAGAACCTTTTTTTATGTCAACTTTTTAACTTTTATATATTTATATACAAACAAAGAAAAGTTATTTATTATGGCAAATTACGAATTTCCAACAGAGGTGATAGAATTACCATCTAAAGGTAAAGTTTATCCCGAATCAAATCCATTATCAAATGGTAGGGTAGAAATCAAGTATATGACGGCAAAAGAAGAAGATATACTTGCTTCTCAAAATTTAATTAAAAAAGGAGTAGTTCTTGATAAACTATTCGAATCAGTTGTTATTGATAAAGATATTAATATCGATGATATCGTAATAGGTGATAAAAATGCAATCCTTTTAGCAACTCGTATATTAGGATATGGGGCACAATATGAAGTTGAAATCAATGACCCATTTAGTGGTGAACAACAAAGAACAACTATTGATTTAGCAAAAATTCAAACAAAAGAAGTAGATGAATCTATTCTTAGTAGAGATAACATATATGAATATGAGTTACCAAAAGCTAAGAAAAAAATAAAATTTAGATTACTAACTCACAAAGATGAGAAAGATATCACTGCAGAAATACAAGCAATACAAAGATTACAAAAAGGTAAATCAGAAGTAAGTTCTGATGTAACTACTAGATTAAAGTATATGATACAAGAAGTAGATGGTAATGGTGATAGAGGATTCATTAACAAATTTGTAGTAAATGGTTTATTGGCTTTGGATACGAGGTCATTAAGAAGTTTCATTAAAAATATAAGTCCAGATATGGATATGAAATTTGATTTTACATCAGATATCACGGGCGATACGGAGGCTCTCGATATTCCCTTTGGGATTGGGTTTTTTTACCCTTCCGAATGACTATAGCATCCAACTCCACAATCAAATTTGGGAGATGGTTAACTATGGTAATGGATTTACTTGGAAAGATGTTTACTTCATGCCTATCCATTGGAGAAGGTTCTACTTTAAAAAGTTAGTTGAATCAAAAAAGAAAGAAAAACAAGAAGCTGATAAATCTACTAAGAAAGCTAAAGGACCAAATGTAAGAGTGAGGAAGTAATTTCCTCACTTTTTTTATGCACTATATTTATATAAGAATAACTAACTAGGAGAATCATATGTCAAAACAAAAAACAAACGAAGGATTATTTGGAACTGCAAGAAAGTTTAGCGATTCTTTTTTCAATGGCTTACAAAAGAATACTCATGATAAATTTATTCAGAGAGCTAAGAAAGCAGGTACTCCAAAAGATTTAGTAGATAAGATGGATAAAATCAGAAAAGAAAAAGCTGAATTAGATGCACTTATAAAAAAATATTCTAAATAAGGGAGTATAAATGGCTAAGGAAAGAGATAGATTACAAATTCTAAAAGAGATTGACAAAACTGAGCGTGCAATAGCTCGTGAAAGGGCCAATGAAAATGAACTTATTGAAATAAGAAACAAAAAAATTCGTGACCACAAAAAAGAAATATTAAATCTAGCTAGAGAACTTAAAAAAGTAAACCAAGACCAACAAGGTTCATATGCAGATGCAGAAAAATCAATCGGTTCTATATCTGGTGCATATGCAGGTTTAAAAGAAAGTCAAAAAGAAGGATTAACCTTAACAATGGATGCATTTTCTGCAGGTTCTAAACAAGCAAAAGCTGCATTAAAAATAGCAGATATAAACAGACAAATTTCTGAATTAGGAAGAGATGATATACAACAGAGAGCACATCTTCTAGGTTTAAGAGATGATGAAATGGCTATTGCTACAGAAGGATTACATGGAAATAATAAAGTTGTCCAATCCTTAAAAAATCAAAATAGTATAGCAGAAAATTATGCCAATCTAACTGATTATCAAAAAGACCAAATGGAAAAGACCCACAAGGTGATGGAGGGAATGAAAAGTACAATAGGTGGAGTATTAGATGTATTCTCTACATTGACTAGTACTGTTGGTGGTGCATTAGGTACTGCTTTAATTGGAGCTGGATATGCAATAGAGGCTTTAGGAAAAACTGCTAAGGAATTAGGAACATTCTTTACAGAATCTTCAATATCGGCAACAGTATTAGGACTCGTATTCGAAGATGCAGTTCAAGTAGCCAAAGGATTGGCCAATGAAATGGGTGGTGTTGAAAATGCCACATTTGGTGCACAACTTAAAACAAACTTATTAGCCACTAACTTAGGTATAGGTGGTGGAGAAGCAGCAAAATTAGTTGGTACTTTCGCTAGATTAGGTGATGGAACAGCAGCCGCAGGTGCTGATATGTTATCACTTGTTAAATCTGCATCTATCGCAAATGGTGTTATTCCTGCTGCAGTTGCTGGAGATTTGGCAGCAAATACTGAAAAGTTTGCCGAGTATGGTAAAGATGGTGGAAAAAATATGATTGAGGCTGCAATTGCGGCAAAGAAACTAGGTTTAGAAATGTCATCCTTAACAAATGTTACTGATGGTTTATTAGATATTGAAAACTCATTAACCTCAGAACTTGAATTAGGGGCATTACTAGGAAAAAATATTAACTTCGAACAAGCAAGAAGATTAGCATATGAAGGTGAGATAGGTTCAGCAGTTAAATCAGCAATAGAACAATTAGGTGGTGTTGAAGAATTTAACAAAATGGACATCTACCAAAAGAGAGAAGCAGCAAAGGCATTAGGTATTTCAGTAGAAGAACTTGGGAAGATGACAGCCAATATGGATAAGTTAAACGCTGATGGTTCTATACAACAATCTCAGTTTGATATGATGAAAGAATCATTATCTGCAATTGCCAAAGGACCATTAGGTAATATGGTAAAAGGATTAGGTTCAGCTGCTGTTGCGGCTGGTCAAATGGGATTCAATGTTGCTGGAACTGCAAAACAACTTAAAAATAAAATATTTGAAAAAGTAGGTGGAATGTTTGGAGGAGCTGGTGGTGGTAAATCACCATCTAAAACAAAATTACCAAAATCATCACCTAAAGGTGACCCTTCCGCTCTTACAAAAAGTGTTAGTAAAATAAAAATGAATGATGTAGTTAAAGGAGCAGCAGCACTTGTATTGATTGCAGGAGCTATGTTTGTTCTTGGAAAAGCATTACAAGAGTTTAAAGGTATTGGGTTTGATACATTGGCAGTTGCAGGAGCAGCACTTCTTGGATTAACCCTTTCATTAGCAGCAGTTGGATTAATAATGCAAGTTGCAGGACCTGCTATTTTAGTTGGAGCTTTAGCTATGGTTGTTATTGCGGGAGCTATGTTTGTTCTTGGAAAGGCATTACAAGAAATTGCAAAAGTACCTGCAGACTTTGATTTTGTATCTTTAGGAAAACAATTATTAATGTTTGGATTAGCAGTAACACCTCTTGGATTTTTATCACCTCTATTAATGTTAGCAGCAGGTGCTCTTACAATTATGGGAGTTGGATTAACTGCATTTGGTATAGGATTAAGAATGATACCATTTGAAACTCTAAATTTAGTAAAAGATACTCTTACCAATATAGTACCAATGACAGCTGGAATTCTATCACTTGCTGCAGGAATAACTGCACTGGCAGGTTCATTAGGATTATTAGGAATTGCTGGTATTGCTGCACTACCTGGCCTGATGGCTTTAACAATGGTAGGTGGAATTACCGCAGGATTAGGTTCTTTATTCGGAGGAGGTGGAGAAGAAGGTGGAAGTGATGGAGATGGTGTTGTAGGTGAAATAAAAGGATTAAGAGAAGATTTAGCAAATGGTAAAATTGCAGTTTATTTAGATGGTGCAAAAGTTTCAAGTGGAATTAGAAATATAGTTAATGGTACAAAAGTTAACTCCTATGGATTATAAGATATGCCAACAATATTAGAATTATTTCAGAGTAGTACAGTAAGTTCACAAGTAGCAACTGATGAAGTAACCATCGTAAGTCAAGAAACAACTGGTATAAGAAAACAATCAAGAATAGATTTACCATCTCCTATACTCTATGGAAATGAAGCTACACGAATAACCAACAGAACAACTGAGGCAGTTGAAAAACAAAGACAAGGAAATAGTTCAGCACCTGCAGATGGTGGATTAATTGGTAAAGGTTTAGGAAAACTTACAGGTGGTAAAGTAAATTCAATATCAGAAGCTAGAGATAAAGTAAATAGTACTTTAGGTATACCAGTAAATCTAATCCCTAGCGATGTTGTTAGTCAATTAACAAAAGGAAATACATCAAACACATCAATAACATTAGAAAACATCAGGAAAGGTGGTGCTGGAAGTGGACTTGGTAAGTTCTTAAAGAGTACTGGTGGTGGAAATCCATCACAGATTGCAAAACAGGCAGTTGGTAAAGGAATTGATTTAATAAAAGGTAAAGTAAGTGGAGCTTTATTTGGTAAAAAGGCAGGAGATTCTCAAAATAAAGGAGATTATGAAGGTCTAATACCAAATTATGGTAATGCAGTTGCAAATAGACAAGATATACAAGAAAACAAACCACAAAAAGAAGGTGGTTATACATACTCATCAACTGTTGATATAAGTGTAGGAACAGAAGCAAAAGACAGATATGATTTAAGTACTAAACTTGCATATGTTAACCAATTATATCTAAAAGGTGCATTTACAACACCTCCATTCGTAATAGGTAGAAACCAAACAATTTCACAAAACACATTTAATTCTGATGAAACTCGTTCAGGTAATAAACCAAATTTATATACGAAAGTAAGTGAAGATTTAATTGTAGATGATTCTCAAGAATTACAAAGATTAGGAATTAATAGAGTTTCTTATGAACCAACAAGAGGTGAAGGAAAATCATTTGGTACTTCACCCTATGCATTTAGATTTAAACCAAGTGATAATTTTGATGGAGATGATTTTGATAAACAAAGAACTTCAGAAGAGTTATACTCATCTAACTCTGATGCAGCAAGTAGAGGAAGTTTAGAAGCTAGAAGAGGAATAAAAAATGACGCAGATATAATAAATCAATCAAAAGTATCAGATACAGATATTTTAGTAGATGGAAATAAACCATTAGAAGATTTTGATTTAATCCCTCTTGTAATAAAAAATACATATAGTGGTAAAAGAGCACATTTTAGATGTTCTATAAATGGATTAACAGAAACAACAACTCCTGCATGGGATACCTCTAAGTTTTTAGGTAATCCATTTAGTTTATACACATACAATGGAGTAGAAAGAAGTGTTTCATTTAATTTACAATTATTTTCACTTAATGCAAATGAACTTGTAAATAATTGGGAAAAATTAAAATTCTTAACATATTTATGTTATCCAACTGCTTATCAAGATAGTAGAATAGGATATGTAGTACCTCCATTTATAAAATTCACATTAGGAGATATGTACAAAGCCAAAGATGGATTCGTAGAATCATTATCATATACAATACCTGATAATAGTACATGGGAAACTGGAGATGGAACACCTCCTGCAAATAATGAATTCATTCAAAAATTTAGTGTTAAAGAACTAAAAACATCAGATTTAAAAGGTTATAAATTACCTAAATTTATTGATGTTGCACTAACAATTAAATTTGTTGAACAAAGAAGTAACACAGGTTTATCAAAAATGTATAGTTTTAAATCATTAACTTAATATGGCTAGATACGATAATAACGAAACAAAAAAACTATTAGATGGTAGAGTGGTATATAGAAGTAAAATATATCCAGCAATACCTCTAAGAGATGATGATAAATATGTAGTAACACAAACAGGTGATAGGTTAGATAGTTTAGCTGCTCAGTACTACAACGATTCAACATTATGGTGGATTATTGCATCTTCTAATAATTTACACACCGCATCTATTGGTCTTGAGGATGGAACTGTTTTAAGAATTCCACAAAACTTTATAGAAATAGAAAAGAATTTTAATAAATAAGATGATATGTCATTTAGTTATTTTGCAAGTCCAGAAGCTTATATAAAATCAGAAATAGATTTACGAAAAGGAAATATCCTTTATGGTAGTAAATTAAACGCTTGGATACGAGTAACTTCAGGTGTTGGTAATGGAATGGTAATAACATCAAATCCAAATCTACCTTTATTTTATGCTGCAAATGCAATCTATGGTGGAATAGGAGCAGATGGTGGCCAATTACAAACTGAAACAACAGATGAAGAAGGTGGTAGTAAACTTGTAGATATACAAGGTAAAGAAATTAAATTTAACGATGCAAGGTGGGGTAGACCTAGACCTATTATAAGTGGTATTGATATAAGTGAAGGTAATAATGGATTATCTAAAAAATGTGAATTACAAATTACTTGTTTTTCTTTAGACCAGATGATTGAAATCCAAAAGAAGTTTGGAGAACCCGCACATTCTGTATTTCTTGAATTTGGATGGAATACAGCAAAAGGAGTAAAAGGTGTAGTAAATTTAAAAAGTATTGAAGAAGTTGTATCTATGAGAAATCTAGCAGATATCCAAAAGGCTAGAAAAAGAGCAGAAGGACACTACGATAATTTTTTAGGTAGAATTACAGGTGGTGGTCTTACAGTAGAAGGTGGAGAAAAATTTATAGTAACTTCAAAACTTACTGGTGTAGGTGATTTAGCTGCATTTCTTCAAGGACAAAAAGGACCAAAAGATACAGAAGAGAAAACAACAGTTGGTGGAAAATCATTTTGGTGGGTAGGTGGAACTATAAATGACCAAAAGAGACAATTTCAATATTTCTTTAATGAGTTACCAGCTTACAACAGAACAGAGAAAATGAAAAGTTTAGTGGAAAATCCATATTTTACAAATGAATTCAATTTCATAAACTTTGATGAAGAACTTAGAGAAGATATGGGGGATGAAACTGTTGATAGTAAGATTCGTAATCCAGATGGTAAAAAAGTAACTATACCTGGTAATACTCCACTTATAGGTAATGAAAGATTTGTTAAGTTAGATGTTTTATTTTCTGCAATTTTAGCAGTAAATCCAATTCCAACAATAATAGATGAAAAAGGAACAACAATTGAAGGTGGTATTAGATATCACAAAATTCCTATTCGTGCACACAGACATATATTCAGTACAGATAAAACAAAATTATTAATACCAAATAACCAAATGCCTGATTTTGGATTGTGGTCTATACTAAATGGTAAAGAACCACCATCTGCAGATGCAAACCAACCTAAAGATATGAGTTTCTTTGGTATAAGTTTTCCATCAGAAGCAAAATTTAACCCAAGTTCAGCTGGAGTATTTACAGAATTAAGTCAATTACAAGCAGGTGATTGGGGATATATCGATGATTTATATGTAAATTATGATTTTGCAAAAGGTGTTTTAGAATCAAAAACAAATACTACTTACGATGTATTTATGCAAATACTTAATGGATTATCTGCTGCATCTAATAATATGTGGCAATTTGAAATAGAAAGACACTATTGTAATGAATATAATTTATTTGGTAAAAAAACAGGTAAAAGAATAGAACAATTGGTGATAATAGATAAAGCATTATCATGTCCCTCACCAAACCTTCCACCATTAACTATGGTTTTAGGAGGAGAACAATCAGTATTTTTAGATGCATCCTTACAATCAGATATACCAGGAGCAATGATGGGTATTGTTACAATGGGTAAAGCATCTCAAGGAGCAATTCAAGTAAGTCCTGATGGAACTGTAAGTGCACCAAAAACTGGTAGAGGGTTATTTACAAATGAAGTAGATTGGATAGGTGCAAAAATCAACCAAGATAACCAACAAGGTGTAAAACAAAACCCACAAGCTGAAGGAAGTAAAGAAGAAAAAATTGCATCAATGTATTCTATATTTCAAGGTAAAGCTGGTGTATATCCAAATAGTATTGATAATAGTGCAGATGATTTAGATGCAAAAGGTAGTTCTGATAAATTATTAATAGCAATTTATGATGACCCTGATTTATTAAGAACATGGAGAGAAAAAGATGGTCAACAATCAACAAATGCAGAACATCAAATTGGACAAGCATTACTACCTATTAAATTTTCATTTACTATACATGGATTAAGTGGATGGAAACGAGGTGATAAGTTTAAAATACTAGGATTACCAAATCAATATAATAATGGATTTTTTCAAGTTACACAAATAAACCAACAATGTGAAGGTATGGTTTGGAAAACACAAGTGGAGGGACAATTTAGAAATGTATCATCATAATGGATAGAGAATTAACAGACCCAAATAACTATATACCAAACGGGTGGTACAAACTACCAAGTGGAAAACTAGCAAGAAAATCTGATGGAGGCCAAGAAAATCCTATGGTAACTAACTACAAAGGCCTATTAAATAAATCAAAAACACAATTTAAAGATATAAAAATTAGACAATCTAAACCAGAACCTCTTGAAAAAGATTATAAAATTGGTTCTATAAAAAGATATTTTATACAAAAATCAAACGATAGGAATTCACCTGTGTATGAGGTAGATAGAAGAGAAAGTGCAAAATACTCAAGAAGTACTAGATATACTTTGGCAGTAATAGATTGGGTAATTTCAGGTGGAAATAGTATCAAGATAAATAGTGATATTACTAAAACACTTACACCAGAACAAATGAATCAATTAAGTATTGCAAATGTTTCAAATATAATGCCTAATTTAAAATTATATTTACCAAATTTACTGCAGTATTATAAAAGATAAAATATGATTAAAGAAATATATGTAAATGGTTCATCATTTACACATGGTTATGGATTAGACCTTCCATCTTTTTTAAAAATACTAAACAAATCTGAATCAGAGTATCCTAAATGGGATGCATCAGAAGAAGAAAGAACTAATTTTCGTATATCTAATAACTGGCCAGCCAAACTCCAAGAAAAAATTAAATTACCATTGACCAATGAAGCAGATTATGGTGGTTCTTGGGAACGAGTATTAAGAATGACTACAGATTTTGTATTGAAACATAAAAATCCATCTGAAGTTTTATATATCTTAGAAATGCCAAATGCAGTTCGAAAAGATGTATGGTCACTTGAAGATAAAAGATATAAAAAAGTAACTGGTCAAACTGGTTGGGGAGAACCACATTCACAAAATGAAATAAATGCAATAGAAAATTGGTATGTTCAGTTTGCAGACGATACTACTAATTTTGAAAAAGAAATTAGAAGATTAATAGAATATTCAAGTTGGTTAAAATCTTTAAATTGTAAACATTTAATTATTCCAACAGAACAATTAGTACATCTAATACCAGATGATGAAAATGGTGCAACTGAATTCATGAAGATAACAGAATCAGAATTAAAAAAATTGGATTTAAATTTAATTAAGTTCAAAGTGGATAGAGCACATCATGGATGTAGTTTATTACCAAACGATAAATCTGATTTTTCACCACACGAATATTGGACAACTAATTTACTTGTTTATTATACTGATTTTATTGGAGCAGGATTTAATATTGAAATATCACCAAATGTAATTGATAAACATCCGAGTTTATTAGGACATAAAAAAATATCTGAACAAGTTTACAACTATATTCAATACTTTTTAGAGAATGATAGATAAATCTAAATACATATGCACAACACCCTTTGGATATACAGAAGTTTTTGATGATAAACAGTTTCTTTGTTGCCCAGGTTGGTTAAAGGAAGATATATATGAAACAAATAATATCAAGAAAAACTTTAATTCTAAAAAATCACAAAAAATAAGAGAATCTATTTTAGATGGTTCTTACAAATATTGTGATGAACATCAATGTCCACATTTATCTGGTTTTAAACAAAACAAATTTATTGATAACAGATTCGTACCTAAAAATAAAGAAAGTTTACAAAGATTTAAACCTAAATCAAAAATAAACATGGTTAATTTTTGTTTTGATAGAAGTTGTAATCTTCAATGCCCATCTTGTAGGTTAGAATTGATAAATTATTTAGGTAAAGATAGAGATGGAGTGGATGAAAAATTAAGACAAGTAAATGAAGAGATTTCAGAAACAATAAAAAGGTTATATCTTAGTGGTTCTGCAGACCCATTCTATTCTAAATCATTTAGACAGTTTTTAATTAACTTTGACGCTAAAAAGTATCCAATGATGGAAAGAATACATATTCATACTAATGGTATTTTATGGACACAGAATCTTTGGGAAAAAATGAAACCAATACATCCATTTGTTAAATCTTGTGAAATATCAATAGATTCATCCACAAAAGAAACTTATGAAAACTTAGTTAGAATTGGTGGACAATGGGATAAATTAATTGATAATCTTGATTTTATAATTAATATACCAAATATAGAGCATTATATATTCTCATTTGTTGTTCAAGATACAAATTATAAAGAAATGTTTGATTTTTCTCAATTAATTAATAGTTTAGATTGGAAAGATAACAAAAGAGTTAACATTTTTTTCAATCACATAACAAATTGGGGCACATATGAAAATGAGGAGTATGAATTAAAAGATGTATCCAATCCAAAAAATCCTAAACATACTGATTTTCTTAACGAATTAGATAGAATAGTAAAAGTTAAAAATGTATCACACAATTTCAATCATCTAATACCAGCGGTAGAAAAAACATTATTTTAAAAAAATCAATATATATTAGTATAAACAAATAAGTTACAATGAATTATCTTACCGATTTAGAAAAACAACAATTACATTTTGATTGGAGATACAAAGGAGTATCTATCCTAAACTTACTAAAAGAATCTGAAGTTAATAGTATAGCAGATGAATTAGAAAGAATCAGAACTACAAGACAAGTAAACGATACAAAAGGTGAATGGGGAGAATATGACCCATTTATGTATCCACATAAACAATCAAAAGTACTTGATGGATTAATGAAACACCCTAAAGTAATAGAAGCAGTTGAATTTTTAATGAATGGAAAAGTTTTTGGTGTTCAAACTTGGGCATATTTTAAACCACCAGGTCAATTAGGTAGAGATATGCATCAAAATATATTTTATACACAATGTAAATCTAATGAAATAATAAATGTTTCAATTGCATTAGATAATCACGACCCAAACAATGGTTCTGTTTGGTATTTAGAAGGTTCACATAGATTAGGAAAACTACCTATCCAAGTAGATGAAGTAAGAGCAGGTTCAAATCCTAAAAATTGGAGAAATGAAAGAGGAAAACCTTGTGTACTACCTGAGGACCACAATTTTCCACATATAGATGGGTATTTAAGAAAAGGACAAGTTGCTTTATTACATTCTAATGTAATACATGGGTCTGAAGAAAATACATCTAAAAGATTCAGAAGAGCATTCCTAACTGGTTACATAAAAGAAGGTGCAAACTTTGCATCAGGTAACCACATGAAAAGAGAACCAATTGACGTAGGTTCTGCAAAAATTTCCTAAAAAGACCATTGTAGTCTCGGCTTTATTTCGTATATTAGCTATGTAATAATAATTAACATAGATAAGATATGAAACTAAAATTAAACGATAAAGTAACTTGGAAAGATAAGTATGGTAGAATCCTACCAGGAATAGTAACAAGTCTTGATAAATTCACAAATTGTGTTGATGTTGATTTGAATGGATGTATTCAGTTGAGTGCACCTTCTTTCCTTCCATATAGTACCAAATGGAACAATGTAATAATTGACCCCTTCCAAGTAATAACAATTGAAAATTAATTGAAAATAATTCACTTTTTATTTGGAAGTCTCGGCTTTATTTCGTATATTAGCTATGTAAGATTGAGATAAAAGTTAAACCCTAAAATAAATTAAATGAGTAAAAAAGTTAAAATATCAATAAAAGGAACAGAGTTCCTTATTCCTTCCACTTTCATCAATTATGATGAAAAAACCCCTTATATTTATATGAGAGCTAAATTAGCTGCTAGTATAATCAAACAATATGTTAAAAAAACTTATCCAAACTTAAAGGTTTGGTCTAAATCCTCTGTATATAGTGGAGGTTCTTCGGTTGATGTTGATGTATGTAATTCTGATGGTACTTCGATAACAGATTCAAAGATTTGGGATGATATTTCATCTTGGAAATCTATCCTACAAGGCGGTTCATTCGATGGTATGTATGATATCTACAATTATAGAGAAGATTCTCCTACTACTGATAAAGGTACTCCTTTAAAGTATTTCCCTTCTTATATTTTCATAAACAACAAACCTAAATGGGGTTCTTGGGAATATTGGTTAAATCAATGGAACTTAAAAGATGAATATTATCAAGGTACTATTAATACAATAGATGAGTTTTTATCACATAATAAAACTTATATGACTGATAAAGAATATAGTTTAGTTAGTTCAAACTTTAAATCATTATAATATGAAAGTACTAATAAAACCTCAAATAACAAAACCTTGGTCTAAAGAAATGTATGATTACAATGACAAGGTAGCTGATATGATGAAAAATGAAATCACCAAATCAATTGTTAAATACCAAAATGATTTTGATAAACTCAACGAACTAATGGAGTTGTGTGGTGGTATTAAGTATGGTGATGGATATACTATTGATGACCTTTATCGAGATGTTCATGATGAAGTTGATAATGTTCAAAACTATTGGTTAAGAGAAGAATATCCATATCAAGTTGATAAAGGATTAGTAAAAGATGTAGGATATGAATTTATAGGATATTAATATGAGAATAGGATATAAAAAATTTAAAGAAATTAAAAAGTGGTATGGTTCATCTGATTTTGAAATCGGATATGATACAGATGCTTTAACAATAAGATTTGGATACTGGAGTACAATTGATTTAGAAGGATTAAAAAAAATATTACCTGATTATCTAACAGTTGAAAAATATGAAGTAGATGAGTGTGAATTTGGTTCATCTCTAGTAAATTATAAAATTTCTGATAAAAGATTTAAATAAATTAAAATATAAAAATTATGTGTATACCAGGAGCAATATTTGAATACGAAGAAAACGAAGGATTAGTGTATATCGGTGATATCTTAGATTATGGTGATGGTTGGGTAGATATGGAAACAGCCGAAATGTTACTAGCTGAAAATTGTTAAATGATAGAATTCGTAAAACATATACTAGGAATTTGTGGAGACCATTGGCATCCAAACATTTGGACTGCTATTGCTGGTTCACCAGTAATCGCATCAACTGTTTATTATATTAAATGTAAATGTGGTGGATTATTCTTTCACAAAAAAGATTGTAAAAATAATTTGGATAATTAAAATATTATTCGTATATTAGCAATATGATTATAGTAGAATCAAGTAAAGAAAAAGCACAATTTCTTGAATATTGGAATAATGAAGAGTGTAAAATCATTCCTATATGGAGTGATTTGGAGTGTCATCCAATGAACAATGAATTATCTTTTCTTTATATAACATTCCTTAATTTAGATTTTATTCTTCCATTTAATCATAATGATTGTGAAAAGTTAGAAATAGATTTGACAACCTCGAATCAAGAAAAATGGGTTTGGAATAAAAAAGGATTACTACAAACAAATCTTAATATTAAAAACCTTAAGGATATTCAAACTTCTTTATTCTTTGAAAATAATGAAATATATCCAATGAAAGATAAATTAGAGGTTCTAACAAACTTTTACTATCGTTTGGGTATAAAGGATGACTTGGGTAAAAGTATCTCTATAATGAAGTGGGGAGAGGTTCTAAGGGATATTGTTGATAACCTTAATCTTGGTACTACTAATACTTGGATAGACAATACTATGATTCCTACCCTTTCAGCCATAGAACGATTAGGGATTGAGGTCGATAGGAAAAAATTTATAGATAGATGGAAAGATAATGATAAATCACTTAAAGGTAATAGAACCTTTACCGAGTACAATCCATACACAATAACAAGTAGACCATCCAATAGACACTTAGGTATTAATTACTCCGCTCTTAATAAGAAGGACGGTAGTAGAGAGATATTCATTCCCAAAGAAGGTAAGAAGTTTATACAATTCGATTACGATGCATATCATGTTAGGATTATTGGCAAGTTGATTAAGTACAAGTTACCCGATACTTCGGTTCACCAATGGTTAGCAGACCAATATGGTTGTGGATACGATGAATCCAAAGGAAGAACATTTAGAATCTTGTATGGGGGAGTATCCGATGAAGATAGAAAGATTCCATTCTTTGATAAAGTAGATAAGTTTATTAGTAAGATGCAAGAAGAGGCAGTGAGAAATGGGTTTATAATGACTCCAAAAGGAAGAAAGATTCCTATGGGGTGGATTGAAAACCCCAATGCACAAAAACTCTTCAACTATATCTTACAAGCAACAGAAACAGAATTCAATATAGAGGTACTATCAAAATTAGTAGATAACGACATCCTTCCGAACCTTTACACCTACGACTCGTTTCTGTTTGAATTGGATAACGCTGAAAAGGTAAAGGAGATTGTGGCCGTTCTCGAATCTTTTGGGTTTCCCGTCAAGATGACAAAAGGTAATAACTATTCGGAAGTTTAATATTTATATATATGAATAAATTTATAGTAAGCTTATCCCTACTATTAAGTGTAGGAGTGTTCCAAAGTAGCTTTGGACAAGATAGAACAGATGTAAGAGTTGAAAATGATGTGTTTAGTGTTTCTTATAATGAAACATTAGAACAACCTAATTGGTTAGAATATGATGTAAGAGATATCGTAAAAAACTTCGATAGAGGTAGTATGGATTTTTATGTACCAAAAGGAGTTTACACATCAGATAACAATGATTATAAAAACAATGTTTGGGATAAAGGTCATTTGGCTCCAGCAGCTGCATTTACCGATACCAAAGAAAACCTAAAAACGACATTCTCATATTTAAATTGTTCTTTACAATTTGATAAATTAAATAGAGGTGCGTGGAGAGAATTAGAAGCACAAGAAAGAACTTGGGCTAAGAAATATGGTACTATACAAGTTAGAATAGTATTACATTTCGAAGCAGACCACGAAGTTTTACCGACAGGTGGTCATGTACCAAGTGGATATTGGAAACATATTACATTTCCTGATGGAAGAAAAGAATGTTTTTATTTTCCTAACTCAGTTCCAACAAAACATTGGAGTGAATATGAAATCCAATGTCAAGTAAAGAGAGCCAAAACTCTTTTTTAAAGATATTTATAGGTAATGATGACAGAAATAGAAAAAATATTTGAAGAAGTAGAATATAGAATTGATGAGGCTTGGGTTGATTGGAAAAACCCTAAGCATATTTCTATTTTATCAGAAATTCTTACCGAAAAAGGTTGGAGTTCAATCAAACATGAATTAATCCAAAACCTAACTGAAGCGGAAGAAGATGAAAAGTATTCACATAAAGGACAAGGTATTTATGTAAAAAAAGGTGATGAGGAAAATGATGATGCACAAACATTCTCTAAGGATGATGGTGGAAATTATAAACCAAATAAACAAGGCGAAGAAGGTGAAACAGCTCAAGGAAGTTCACTTAAAGGTAAAGCAGGAAAATCATATAAAGATAATCTACCCGCAAATGACCCTGCAAGTAATAAACCTCCTGTAAAGGCAGAAGATGGTAAAAGAATTACTCCAATTACACCAAAAGGTGAACCATTAGGAAAAAATGTAGAAAATTTATTTACAGGTAAACAGGCATCTGTAAGAAATGTTTATGAATACCTAAGTGATGAAGATAAAAAACAATTCGAAGAGTTCGGAGATGATTATCGAACATTAGTATCACTTGAGGATTCTCAAGAAAGAAAAGTTCAAGCAGAAAAAATGGTTGAAAAATACGGTTTGGATTCAAATAAAGGTTCTGATGAACCAAATCCAAAAGTATATATGAGAAAGGTATCACCAGATGCTCGTAAAATATTAAGTGGAGAAGGAAACAAAACTTCAGAAGAATTAAGAGATACAATCGAAAATGCATTAGGAGATACACTACAAGGTAAAACTAAAGGTGGTAAAAATGTAAAACAAGAGGTAACCACAACATCTAAACCAGATATAGGTGGTGCAAATAAAGAATTCATTAGAACATCAGAACAAGATGCAAGTGTTCGTGAAATATTTTCAATAGACTCTTTTTCAGGATTAGATTCATCAATGCATCAATTAATGGGTCCAACTGATGAAAGTGGTAATTTAGTATATCCATCATCAAAAAATTCTAAAGCATATTTAAAACACTCTATTGAACAAAATAAATCTCTTGAAAAAACAATAGAAAAATTAAAAGAACTTGAAGGAAGTGATAATGTAAAACCATCAGTTCGTAAAGCATTAGAAACACATAAAGAAAACATGAATCGTATTCTTAACGAATATGAAATACCATCTGAAAAGGCATCTGAGGCTGTTGGTAGTTCTTATGCAGTTATGGCAGAAACTCTCACTGCAGAATCTGGTGTACTTGCTGGGGCAATGATGAAGAATATGGCTGAGATGGCCTTATATGATACTGAACTAGCTAAAGGTGATGAGGCATATTTACCATCTGCAGGAACTTTCCCAAGTGGAGATAAAATTAGAGTAGATAGAGATGGTAAAGGTGTTGTTGAAAAGATAGCAGCAGTTTCTGTAAAATATGGTAAGAGTGGTAAATTCAAAGCATATGGATTTCCAGGTGAAACTACCCAATATCAAAAATTTCATCCAAATCCAGAATATAGAGATAGATTACATAGTAGACCAGGAGATGATGGGTATGATTTAGGAGTTAAAGATTCAATAGTAGATAATCCATTACAAATAAAACAAATTATAAGTGAATCTGGTTTTGGAGATGCAATTACAAATGAAGATAAAGTAATTGAAAATATCCAACAAATGAAAAAAGAAATCCAAAAAATTAAAGACGATATTGGATATATTCAAAGCTCAAAAGAAGCAAGAAAAGAAGGAAAACCTACTGCTAAAAAACAAATAGGTTCACAGAAAAAGAAAATTTCAGCAATCGAGAAACAAATAGCATCTCAAATGGCTAAACACATAGATAGAGATAAACTTGATGAGTTAGTTGGTAAAGATAACGCTAGAGTCATAATGAGTAGACCACAATGTATGATGGCTGCCTTAACCTTTGGTTCAACTTTAACTACCTCAAATGGATTAGATGTAATTGAACACAATCATCAAGAAATTGCTGATGGTAAATATATTACAAAAACAGATACTGCAGAAACTGGTCAAACTAAATCTTTAAAGAATTGGGCTCTTACTTGGAGAGCTTATGATGATAGAGCTGGTGGTTTGATTGCAGGTGCAAATGCAGAAAGAAAAGATTTATAAATTGAAGCTTGATATAGAACTAGCTATTAAGAGCAAAAAGATAAAATAATAGTAAAAGCGTTTTCATTTTATACTTATACATGGATAAATAACCCATATACGGAGTATAAATTTAATGAAAACTCAACTACTATGTACCTTTACTACAAAGGACGATTTACAAACGGCTCTGCAAGAGATTAGAACTAATTATAAAATTGTTTATAATTACATCTATGTTCTTCAGAATAAAGGTAACTTAGATGAACTGTTTGTAACTTACAATATAGACACACAGTATCAACCAAGTAAACCACTTGAAAATACTATATTAGTACATAGAAAAAAACAATCTAATACATTGTACACAATAAACGCTTTGAACGAACTTGTTAAAGAAGAAAACAATGGAGTATTAGATAAAACATTTTCTATTGATTGGGATAAATTTAAAAACTCAATTATAGTGACAAATGTTGATGGGACTAAAAGGATATCAACACGAATTTTTGAAATTATTGATTTTTCGCAAAAATAATTCAAATAAAATTTGGAATTGTCAAATTAATTTACTATATTAGCTTAAAATAATGTTATATGAAGAAACAATCCGCCGTGGAGTACTGCGAAGAAAAGTATCCACAAACTACACAAGAATTTAAAAACATCCTTGACGAAATGTATGTAACCTTCTGTAAAAAACAGAGGAATTACGGCCCTGGTAATATATCAGTTGGTACATCTTTGGAATCCGAAGAAGATATCAAGATAGCACTTACAGGTCTTTGGTTCAGAAAGAATGATAAGATTCAAAGATTATTACAATTAGTGGTAAAAGGACAACCTGATGAGGTAGGAGAGAACATCCAAGATACTTATGAAGATTTGTCTGTATATGGTGTAATATCACAAATTGTACAAAGAAAGAAATGGGCAAAATAAATTTTTCGTTTTCGGAAAATGGCCATATTTATATATACACCAAGTGTGACAGGACACTTAAAATAAACTGTAAAACTTAAACATTAAAAACTAAAATTTTATTATTATGGGAATTGACATTAACGCAATTAAAGGGAGGCTTAACAAGCTTCAAAACACTCAAAAGAAGAGTGATTCTCTGTGGAAACCAACACCTGGTAAAACACAAGTTAGAATTGCTCCTTACAAGTTCAACAAGGATAATCCTTTCATAGAACTTTATTTTCACTACAACATTAACAACAAAACTTATTTATCACCACAATCATTTGGTAGACCAGACCCTATTGTAGAGTTTGCGGATAAACTGAAAAGAATGGGAGATAAGGAAGATTGGAAGGCTGCAAAACAAATGGAGCCTAAACTAAGAACTTTTGTACCTGTTATTGTTAGAGGTGAAGAAGGTGAAGGTGTTCGTTTTTGGGGATTCGGTAAAACTGTATATCAAGAAATTCTTGGATACATTGCTGATCCTGATTATGGAGATATCACCGACCCTACCAGTGGTAGAGATTTAACAATCGAGTATAAAACAGCTGAAGAGGCTGGAACTACTTATCCAACTACTACTATTAGAGTTAAACCAAGTCAAACACCGTTATCTGATAAAGCAGATAATGTTGCTTCACTTTTAGAAAATCAAACTGAAATTACTGATTTATATTCAGAGTTATCTTACGATGAATTAAAAGATGTATTAGAAGGATGGTTAAATCCAACTGATGGAAAATCAGAAGATGGTGTAAAATCTGAAAGTACTCAATCATTATCTGAAAACAAAAAAACAGATGACTTACCATTTGATGTAGATGAGAAAAAACCTACACCATCACAGAAAACTGATGATGTAGCTTCTGCATTTGATGACTTGTTTAACAATTAATACTATTACATGGCAAAAAAGAAAGTAAAAAGTAAAGAACCAGAATTAGCAGATATTCTTGCAGGCGAACTCAATAAATTATCCAAAGACCAAAAAGTTGCATTCTTTTTAGATTCGGATGAGGCACCTACTAATGTAGAAGGTTGGATTTCGACTGGAACTGCTATGTTGGATGTTGCCATATCTAATCGACCATATGGTGGATTACCAGTAGGTAGAATAACTGAAATCACAGGTTTAGAACAAAGTGGTAAATCACTACTAGCTGCCCATCTTCTTGCTGAAACTCAGAAATTAGATGGTGTTGCAGTTCTTATTGATACAGAAACCGCGGTAAGTAGAGAATTTTTAGAAGCGATTGGTGTAGATGTTTCTAAATTACTTTATGTATCTGCAGATTCTGTTGAACAAATTTTTGATTATTGTGAAACTATAATTGAAAAAGTAAGAACAGCATCAAGAGACAAGATAGTAACTATCGTAGTGGATTCTGTTGCAGCCGCTTCAACAACAAATGAATTGGCATCCGATTATAAAAAAGATGGATACGCAACTGATAAAGCAATTATCATCTCAAAAGCGATGAGGAAAATTACAAACATGATTGGTAGACAAAGAATTTCTCTTGTGTTTACAAATCAACTCAGACAAAAAATGGGTGTAATGTTTGGAGACCCTTGGACTACAAGTGGTGGTAAAGCTTTAGCATTTCATAGTTCTGTAAGAATCAGACTCAAAAATATGGGTCAGATTAAAACCAAAGTAAATGGTAAAGATAGAACTATTGGAATTAAGGTAAGAGCACAAATCGTAAAAAACAGAATGGGCCCACCTCTAAGAGCGGCTGATTTTGAGATATACTTTGAAAGAGGTATTGATAACTATGGTTCATGGCTCGGAGTAATGAAAGAAAATAAACTATTAAAACAAGCTGGGGCTTGGTACGAATATGTAGATGTTGAGACAGGTGAAGTATTTAAATTCCAATCAAAGGATTTCATTCCTTTAATGGGAACTAATGTTGAATTAAGAGAACAAATTTATAAAAGAATTTGTGAACAAACAATTCTCCAATACAAAACTGATACTCTTGATATCGATAATCATCAAGTTGATACCGAAGGACCTGGTGAAAACAATTAATTATGGCGAAATTAGATAAAAGAATATTCGATATGTTAAAATCAGAAGCTCAAGCTGATAAGAATAAAGCTTTGTTATCGTTAGATTTACTTAAAAATTTTCCAAGTGGAATAGGAGACCATTCTACAAAAGATTTTTGGGATAACGCAACAGAAGCTTTAAAATTATTGGCATCAGCTGATGAGAGGTTAGAAACCCTAGAAAAGTATTTTACTGATACTTCAAAAGAGGTTTTATGAAAATAGCATTAGTATTAGGTGGGATTTATAGAGAATTTGAGGATTGTTATTCTTTAGTGAAAGATACGATTCCACCTAATACTGATATATTTTTTTCTACTTGGACAGAAAGTAGAGATTACTACAAAGATTCTCACAATGAAATTGTAGTACACGATGAAAAAGTATCAGAAAAACTTATTCATTCGATTAATAAGGACATAAAATGTTTACTATTAGACGAAAAATCAAAAAAAGTATCTAAACCAAAAGGTTTATATCATTGGAAAACTGCATTTAATCATTTTGATTTAAGTAAATACGATTGTATTATACTAAGTAGACCAGACCAATATGTAGATTATTCAGAGGCACTTAAAAGTTATAAAGAAGATTCTTTATTTTATTTACAAAGACTAGAAAGTGGATTGGTTGATAGATTTTTAATGGGTTCATATGATAACATAAGTAAATTTATACAAGAAATAGACACAAAAGATAGTAGTGGTATTCATATTAGATTTGAAAATATGTTAGATAGAACAGAAACAAATTATGAACAATTAGATGTTGACCATGTTTTAATCAGATTAAATTATAGAATATTAAGAAATTCTGATAAAACATTAGAGAAGGCAAAAGAAAAACAAGGGGAATATTGGACTTACAGATTAGGACCAGATTGGATAAAATCAGTTAAAGGAAAATACCCAAAGAAAAAAGTTATATGAGAGAATTATACAAAAACATTTTAGAATCAGTTGAAATAGATAGAGAAAACAATAAAGATAGACATAAAAATTCTCGAGTCTTAATCATCGATGGTTTAAATACATTTATTAGATGTTGGACATCAATACCCACACTTAATGATGATGGTGACCATGTTGGTGGTGTGACAGGAACACTTCGTTCCATAGGATATGCAATTAGACAAACACAACCATCAAGAGTTATTGTAACATTTGATGGACAAGGTGGTTCTAAACGAAGGAAAAAGTTATTTCCAGAGTACAAGGCAAATCGTTCAAAAAGTAAATTAAGAATTAATCGTGCTTACAATGATTTAATGAATGATGAAGAAGAAAGAGAATCAATGAAAAGACAATATGTTTGGTTAGCTGATATTCTTGATTCATTACCAGTATCATTTATGATGTATGATTCAGTTGAGGCTGATGATGTTATGGCATATATATCTGAACAACTATTAAAAGAAGATGAACAGGCAGTTATAATGTCAACTGATAAAGATTTCTTACAATTAGTAGATGAGAAAACAATTATATGGTCACCTACAAAAAAGAAAATCTATAATCAGAAAGTTATTGCAGAGGAGTTTGGATTACATCCTAATAATATGTTAATCTATCGTGTATTAGATGGTGATACTTCAGATAATATACCTGGTATAAGAGGATGTGGTATTAAAACTCTTCTTAAGAGGTTTCCTGAGTTGACTGAAGAAGAAACTATTACTCCGAAAGAGTTACTAGAGTTAGCAAAAGAAAAGAAGGGAAAAATCAAATTATACGATGATATAATTAATGCAAAAGAACAGATTCTATTAAATGAAAAACTAATGCAACTTCAAGAAGTTGATATTAGTGGTACAATCAAGATGAAAATTCTTGGTAAATTCGATGAAAAAATAGAACCATTAAATAAAATGGATTTTATGAAAGTTTTATTAAAATATAAAGTTGTTAATAACATGGGCAATATAAACGATTGGTTAAAATCAACTTTTGGTAATATCATAACAGATTAATGCAAGAAACCGATAATTTATCAAAATTTGGTCAATCATTCCAAAGTAAAGTAGTTTCTGCACTACTAACTGATGAAAAATTCTTAGACACTCTTAGTGAGATTACATCAGCTAAGTTCTTTGAATCAGAGGCAAACAAGTGGATAATTGATGAAATATTAGAATACCATACTGAGTTTAGAAAACCACCAACTATGGATGTTTTTAAGGGGCAACTATCAAAACTTGATAATGATGTTCTAAAAACAACTGTTGTTGAACAACTTAGACATGTATTCACTCAAGTAGGTAATGTTGATTTAGATTATATCAAAAAAGAGTTCACTTCTTTTTGTAGAAATCAAAACTTAAAAGGAGTAATACTTGCATCAGTTGATTTATTAAAGGCTGGAAACTTTGATAGGATTAAAGATTTAGTAGATAAGGCTATGAAAGTTGGTACTGAAACTGATTTAGGTCATTCATATAAAGATGATTTTCAACTTCGTATGGAAGATTCAAAGAGGTCAACAGTTCCTACCGATTGGTCACCTATTAATGATTTAATGGATGGTGGTTTAGGACCTGGTGAATTAGGAGTTGTAGTTGCACCATCTGGTGTAGGTAAAACTTGGATACTAACAGCACTTGGTGCATCTGCAGTAAGACAGGGATTAAGTGTAGTTCATTATTCAATGGAATTATCCGAACACTATGTAGGTGCAAGATACGATACTGTATTTACAAGAATACCATCTTCAGATTTAAAAGATAAAAAAGATGAGGTTGCAACTAAGATAGAAGGGCTACCAGGTAGGTTATTAATTAAATACTTCCCACCTAAAGGTGTTTCTGTTAAAAAAATACAACAACATATAGATAAAATGATTGCAACTGATAATAGACCCGATGTTATCATTGTAGATTATGCTGATTTATTACTATCTTACTCAAACAAAAGTGATTCCACCTATGCAGAACAAGGTGGAGTTTATATAGATTTGAGAGGATTAAGTGGTGAATTAGGAATACCAGTATGGACGGCATCTCAAACTAATCGTTCCGCAATCGATTCCGAAGTGATTGAGGCTGATAAGATTGCTGATTCATATGCAAAAGTAATGAATGCAGATTTCATTATGAGTTGGAGTAGAAAATCAAAAGATAAATTGAATAATACTGCAAGGGCACATATCATGAAAAATAGATTTGGGCCAGACGGGATAACATTTCCATGTAAAATGGATACTAATACTGGTTATATTGAAGTATATGACGGAACATCTGCTGAAGGAATCCTTTCTACGAAAGAATCGGCTTCTGGTCAGATAGAAAGACGTCAATTACTCCACAAGAAGTATGTGGAAAATATGGGATAGTATAACACAATAAAAATAATTTGAAAATAACGATTTTATTTTAAATATATATTATAGTTATATTCACGAACACTTAAAACTAAAAAGGAAATACATTATGGCAAATTCACACGAACTTTTCGAAACAATCAAAGAATTATTTACACAATTTGAAGATGAACACAATGGAACATCAAAAGCTGCAAAATCAAGAGCTAGAAAACACATTGGTGAAATTAAAAAATTAGTAACAGATTATAGAAAAGCATCAGTAGAAGAAAATAAGTAATAAAAAAAGTTATATAAAAAAATGAGCAAACTATTTCAAGAACGAGTACCGTTCAAACCATTCGAATATCCAATTTATTATACAGAAGGCTGGTTAAAACAGGCACAAGCATTTTGGTTACACACAGAAATCCCAATGCAAGGTGATGTTAAAGACTGGAACGAAAGATTAAATGAATCGGAGAAAAATTTAGTAGGTAACATCCTTTTAGGATTTGCACAAACAGAATGTGCAGTATCTGATTATTGGACAAATATGGTTACAGACTGGTTTCCTAAACATGAAATAAGACAAATGGCTATGATGTTTGGTTCACAAGAAACCATTCATGCAACAGCATACTCTTATTTAAATGAAACTTTAGGATTGGAAGATTTCTCTGCTTTTTTACACGAACCTGCTACTGCAGCAAAGTTCGATTTACTTACAGAAACTACATCAAATTGGTCTTTTAAAGACCTAGAAAAGAACCCAAAGGCAAGACAGGAAGTTGGTAGAAGTTTGGCAATATTTTCAGCATTTGCTGAAGGTGTTTCACTCTACTCTTCCTTTGCTGTTCTTTATTCTTTCCAAATGAGAAACTTATTAAAAGGAATTGGACAACAAATGAAATGGAGTGTAAGAGATGAATCTCTACATTCGAGAATGGGTTGTCAATTATTCAGACATATGTGTGAAGAGTATCCAGAACTAAAAGAAGAATGTAAAGATTCTATTGAAGAGGCTGGAAGGCTAATCGTACAACTTGAATGTAACTTCATTGATAAAATGTTCGAATTAGGTGATTTAGAAAATCTTAAATCAGATGACCTAAAAGAATTCATTAAAGAAAGAACAAATACGAAATTAAAAGAACTAGGATATGATTCTATTTTCGAATTCGATAAAAAGAAATGCGAAAACTTAGAATGGTTCTACCACCTAACTGGTGGACATACTCACACAGATTTCTTCGCTATTAGACCTACTGATTATAGTAAGGCTAATGAGGGTGAAGATTGGGATGACTTATTTTAAAATAAATTGAAAGAACAAAAGGTTACGATAACAGATACGAGAATATCGTATCAAGATGATGATTCCAAAATTGTTATGGATGTAGTATCCAAAGAATTGATGGAGTTTTATTCTAATATTGTTACACAAAATGGTGGAAAGATATTAGATGTTGGATTCGGATTAGGATATAGTGCTAATGCAATCTATAATAAGGTTGGTAATTACCATTGTATAGAATCAAATCCACAAATCTTTAACGAGGCACAGAAATGGGCTGAAGGTAAAGATAATGTTCATTTATATTTTGGTAATTGGGTAGATGTAATCCCAACTTTAGATGTTAAGTTTGATGGTATCTTTATGGATACTTATGATGACCCTAACTATTCTAAGTTTGAAGATTATGCAAAACTAATCTCAAATGAAAATTGTGTATTATCAGTTTTTAGTTATTTCGCATTAAGAGATACTAACGATTTGCATTCTTTTCAATTCAAGATAGACTCTTCTCATAGAGAACACTATCCAAAAGTAATTGAACAAACACATAATTGTAATTGGAGTTACTTTATAGATGGTGTATTTCAGAAAAATGTAATACATGAAGCCATTTGATTATTTAAATACTTCAATTAAAAGTTATCAAAGAGCAAGTTCAGTTCATGGAGTTGGATTATTTGCTTTGGTAGATATAAAAGAAGGAGAACAAGTTTTTCCAATATGGAAAGGAGAAACTGATTGGTACAAAATAAAGTTTGGAGAATCCAAACAGTTACCTAAAGAAGTAATAGGATATGTACTTCGTTCTTTTGGGAATATTATAGTTGACGATAATTCTGAAATTAGATTTAAACTAACGAAGGATTGTAATTTTCTATTCTCAGACCCATTGTGTTTATTAAATACAAAATATGAAGAAGGAAGTATAGATAGTGAAACAGGTATAGCAATAAAAGATATAAACAAAGATGAGGAAATTTTTGGTAATTATGGAAACTCCTCACAAGTAAAACTAATATAAAATGGCAAAAACAAACTACGGAGAAGAATTAGGTTGGGAACTTGATGTGGACTTTCCATCATGGGCAAATACAGAGATATATGTAAAAACAATATCAAAAGGATATTTGTTAGCAGGTGAGAAACCAAAAGATGCTTATTGGAGGGTTGCAACTCGTATTTCACAGAGATTAAACAAACCACAACTAGCAACAAAGTTCTTTGATTATATTTGGAAAGGTTGGTTAAACTTAGCAACACCAGTTCTTTCAAATACTGGTACCGATAGAGGATTACCTATTTCTTGTTTTGGTATAGATGTTGCCGATTCAATATTTGATATTGGTTCTAAAAACTTAGAACTTATGTTACTTGCAAAACATGGTGGAGGTGTTGGTGTAGGAATCAATCAGATTAGACCAGCAGGTTCTATCATTAGTGGAAATGGAACATCTGATGGTGTTGTACCATTTGCTAAAATTTATGATTCTACAATACTTGCTACAAATCAAGGTTCAGTAAGGAGAGGTGCTGCTTCAGTTAACCTTAATATTGAACATGATGATTTTGAAGATTGGTTAGAAATTAGAGAACCTAAAGGCGATGTAAACAGACAATCACTTAACTTACATCAATGTGCAATTGTTGGTGATAAGTTTATGAGAAAACTTCAAGATGGTGATGATGGTGCAAGAAGAAAGTGGGGAAAACTACTTCAAAAAAGAAAAGCAACAGGTGAACCTTATATTATGTTCAAGGGTAATGTAAACAAAGCAAACCCTTCTATGTACAAAGATAATGGATTAAAAGTATTTATGACAAATATATGTTCTGAAATCACCTTACATACAGATGAATCTCATTCTTTTGTTTGTTGTTTATCTTCAGTAAACTTAGCAAAGTATGATGAGTGGAGAGATACTGATTTAATTTATACAGCAACTATGTTTTTAGATGGAGTTCTTTCAGAATTTATTCAAAAGGCTAAAAACATGAGAGGATTTGAAAACTCAGTTCGTTCAGCTGAAAAAGGTAGAGCATTAGGATTGGGAGTTTTAGGATGGCACACTTACCTACAACAAAGAGGTATTCCATTTGAAGGAATGGAGGCACAGTTTGAAACTCGTAAAATTTTCTCACAATTAAAAATTGAATCAGAAAGAGCTAGTAGAGATTTAGCAACAGAGTATGGTGAACCACTTTGGTGTAGAGAATCTGGTTTAAGAAACACACACTTAAGAGCAGTTGCACCAACTGTATCCAATTCAAAACTTGCTGGAAATGTATCACCTGGTATAGAACCATGGGCTGCAAATATATTTACTGAACAAACTGCAAAAGGTACATTTATTAGAAAAAATAATGAGTTAACAAAAATACTTAGAAAAGCAGGTATTAATAATAAGGATACTTGGGATAAAATTCTTGAAGATGGTGGTTCAGTACAAGGATTAAAAGAATTAGATAAATGGTGTTATTTAGATAACAAAATGGTTCTCTGTAAAGATATTACTAATGGTGATAGAGAAAAAGTATATCCAGTTAAAGATGTATTTAGAACATTTAAAGAAATTAATCAGATGGATTTGATAAAACAAGCTGGTGTTAGACAACAATATATAGACCAAGGAGTTTCTTTGAATTTAGCTTTCCCTTCGATTGCAACACCGAAGTGGATAAATCAAGTAACAATGGAGGCTTGGAAACAAGGTATTAAAACATTGTACTATACGAGAACTGAATCAGTTCTTAGGGGAGATATTGCAACAAGAGCGGTAGACCCTGATTGTGTTGCGTGTGATGGTTAAATTTAAAAAGGAGAATAATTATGGTATCAGTTAAAAAATTTTATGCAGAGTGGTGTGGCCCATGTAAAGTTCTAACACCTGTAATGGAGAATGTAAAATCAAAATTTGCACAAGTACAATTTGAAAGTGTAGATATTGATTCACAATTTGAAGTTGCACAGAAATATTATGTAAGGTCAGTACCAACAGTTATCATTGAAAAAGATGGTAAAGAAGTAGGAAGATTTGTAGGAGTTCAATCAGAACTTGCCTATGTTAATAACATTAATGAAAATTTATAAGTAAATATTTGGAATTCTCAAATATTTTTCGTATATTAGCTTAAATTTAAAAAAGTATGGTGAAAAGCTTATGGTTTTTCTCAAATAGGTTACGAGGTGAATCTCACCCAAAAGCAAAACTCACATCCAAACAAGTGAGGCAGATTAGAGAACTCTATTCTAAGGGTTTCTCTACCAATATTATAGCTCGTAATTTTAAAGTATCTACTTGGAATGTAGAAGAAATTGTTAAACGAAAAACTTGGACACATATATGACAGTTATAGAAGCAACATCCCCAGGCGATGCTTGGGTAAAAGTATCAAAACATTTATTAGAAAATGGAGTTAAGGTAGGAAATCTTACAGAAGAACTCAATGTAGTAACTGAAATTACAGAATTTAAATCAGATGAATGGTTTGATGGACATTTCAGAGAAATTATGGGAGATGATAGAATTGATTTCGCCAAAACAGTAACCTTTCTTAAACCAGAACAAAAGAAATCAGATAATCCATTCTTTGAAGAAGAAGAAGGATTAGATTACAAATATATAAAAGAACATTGGTATCAATCTTATTGGGGTAGATTAATATCTTGGAAAGGTGAATTTAACCAAATTGAAAATGTAATTAAGATTTTAAGTAAAGGACAGGCAGTAAAAAGATGTGAATTGATTATATTCGACCCTACAAAAGATGCTAGGAATCCATATTCACAACCTTGTATGTGTATGATTGATTTAAAACCAAGAAATGGTAAATTATACTTAACATCAGTACTTCGTTCAAACAGAGTATCTAAATCAGGTTATGCAGATTACACCGCATTAACAGAGATGGGACATTTTCTTTCTGAACAAAGTGGATTAGAATTAGGTAAAGTAACTACACTTGCATGTTCATGTCACATCGGTGATATGGATAGTGAAAAAAAGAAAACAATTAAGTTATTAGAAGTATTAGGTAAATGAAAGTACACGAATCATTTAAGTTCGACCCTAACCCAAAGTGGGCATGGGAGTTTAAAGAACTTTTACTAAATAGATTATCAGAAATACCAGAGGATTACTCATTATCATTCTCTGCTGGTATCGATTCATCTATGTTATTATATGGTTTGATGGAATTAGATAAAAAACCATCTCAATTACTAACATTTCAAGTAGAAGATTACGATACAAATGATTTAATTTATTCTCGTAAGATTGCAAAAGGTTATGGAATTCCATTAGAAATAGTTAATATTCCTAAAATAAGTAAAAAAGATGCATCTTCAATTATTAGAGATGGTATAGATAGGATAGGAATATCAAGAAAAATAGATATACAATGTTGTTATGCATATTGGTATATGTTAAAACATATTTCAACCAATCATTTAGTTGCTGGATTATATGAAGATGTTATATATGAAACAAACGCCAAACTTAGTATCAAATATAGAGATATGTTAAAGGGTGATGTAACTAGAGAAGATTTTGATAAACATTACAATGACCATCGTAGAATGTGTTATGAAGATAAAAATTTTAATGGTAATGTGCACAATCATGTATCAATTAGAAAATATATAAATTCATATGGAGTTGAATTAGATACTCCATTACAAACCGAAAGTATCTATGAACATTTTCAGAATGTAAATTATGAACAAACCAACTTTAAACTCGAAGATGATAAAATGAAAGAAAAGAAAAAATGGTTTGTAACTGATTTATTATTCAAGAAAGAGTTTGATAGATTTGGTAATGCAAAAAACAACTCTAACTTTCATACTAAAAAAGAAAAAGGAGATGTAAACACATTACATTGTGAAATATTTGGAACTGAAAAGAAACAACTTATATCCGAATATAATAAAGTAAAAAAAGAAATACAACACGAATGGTTCTAACTCCAATAGAAGAATATAAACTAAAAGGTAAAACAGTTCATGTCAAAAGAGATGATTTGGTTGGGGATGGTACAAATTATCCACGATGGGCTAAGATTGAAGGTATAAGAAAGATTATAGAATCAGATTATATTGATAAATCAAAACCACTTACTCACCTTTCAGTATATGGAAGTTGGACTGGTTGGACACTATCTAAGATGTGTAAAGAGTATGGTATTGAGTTTATATCTTCATACCCAAACTCTAAATCATATCCACCTGAAATATTAGAGATAATAAAAGGTAATGGTGCAACATTAAATCCAATGAAACCAAATATGATGAAACTACTTGAGAATAAATTAGGTGGTATCGCAAAAAAGAATGGTTGGCAACAACTACCATATGCATTTAATCACCCAAGTTATGTTGGTTATATGCAGAGTAGAATGAAAGAAGTTTTAGAAGAACACGATTTCGACCATCTTGTTGTATCAATCGGTAGTGGTGTAACTGCCTCTGGTTTAATTAAAGAATTTTTACAATATAAAGATTGGAAAGATTTACTTAATAATAAGAGAAAAGTTCACACGATTACAATGTCATCATTAGAATCAACTAAAAAAATTCTTAATGAGAACAAGGCAGGAGACCTAAACAATATTAACATTTATAAATCACCATATGAATTCAATGATTTTATGGAAGATTATTCAGTTCCATTTGATTGTAACGAATTTTGGGATAAAAAGATGTGGTATTGGTTAGAAGAAAATATAGAATCACTAGATGGTAAAATTTTATTTTGGAACATCGGTGGTTCTTACAAAAAATCATTAAATTTAAAATAGATAAAAATGGCAAAACAATTAAAATTCGATGTATCTGCAAGAGAATCCTTAAAGAAGGGATTGGATACATTGGCAGACGCAGTAAAAGTTACACTAGGACCAAAAGGTAGAAATGTTCTTTTACAAAAACAACATGGTCAACCACATATTACCAAAGATGGTGTATCGGTTGCAAAAGAAATTGAGTTAGAAGATGTTTTTGAAAACATGGGTGCTCAATTAGTTAAAGAAGTTGCATCAAAAACAGC